TACTAGATATCCGTGAACGCCGCATTCGTAAGCATAACAAAGAACTGCTTGAGTATGAGTTGGTTGGTATTGAAACTCTAGACTATCTTGAGTTGTATCGTAAGTTTACATACACACAACAGGAATCATATCGCCTTGACCATATTGGTAATGTCGAGCTTGGTGTAAAGAAGCTAGACTACTCTGAAGTGGAAACGCTACACCAGTTGTACAAGACCGATTATCAGAAGTTTATCGACTATAACATTCGTGACGTTGAGATCGTGGATCAACTTGAAGATAAGATGAAGCTGATTGAAATGGCTCTGGCGATTGCCTATGATGCGAAGGTAAACTATGGCGATACGTTTACTCAGGTGCGTATGTGGGACGTTCTTATCCATAACTATCTACTTGAACGTAACGTTGTTGTACCACCCAAGACTAACTCTAAAAAGGATGCGCAGTATGCTGGAGCGTATGTGAAGCCACCACAGACTGGTATGCATGGATGGCTAATGAGCTTCGACTTGAACTCGCTGTATCCGCATTTGATTATGCAGTATAACATCAGCCCAGAGACATTCATGAAGGATATGTATGTTGATACGAGCGTTGAGAAAATCCTTGACAGAAACGTTGATCTGGTAGATAATATGTGTCTAACTCCAGGTGGACACTATTTCCGTAAGGATGAGCAAGGGTTCTTGCCTGAAATGATGCAGCGTATGTACGATGAACGTAAGCTGTATAAAAAGAAAATGCTCGAAGCGCAGAACGAACTCGAGGAAGTGAATAGGTTATTGAATGAACAAGCGTGAATTACTCGAACGCAAGAAACAACTCGAAAAAGATATATCAAAATATCAGAACCTACAGTTGGCTAAAAAGGTTCAGCTGAACTCAGCTTATGGTGCGCTTGGGAACCAATACTTTCGGTTCTTCGATGTGCGTCAGGCTGAGGCAATTACATTGTCTGGTCAGCTATCAATCAAATGGATTGAACGTCGCATCAACGAGTACATGAACAAAATTTTAAAAACGGAGGAAGTTGATTATGTTCTGGCTTCGGATACGGATTCGCTGTACATACGTTTTGATGAACTGGTTAACAAGATGTATTCAAAAGATGAACAGCTTGCAAACCCAGAAAAGGTCGTTGACTTCTTGGATAAGGTGGCAGTGGGCAAGATTGAACCTTTTATTGATAGCAGCTATCTGCAACTTGCTGAGTTGATGAACGCATACGAACAGAAGATGTTTATGAAGCGTGAGGCGATTGCTAACAAAGGTATCTGGACTGCTAAGAAACGATACATCCTCAACGTATATGATAACGAGGGTGTGCGGTATGCGAAACCTAAACTCAAGATGATGGGTATTGAAACTGTTAAGTCCTCAACTCCAGCTGTCTGTCGTGATGCGCTGAAGAAAGCTCTTGATCTGATTATGAACTCTGATGAGAAAACTGTACAGGATTACATTGAGAACTTTCGAGCTGAGTTTCGGACTCTGCCGTTTGAAGACGTTGCCTTTCCACGTGGCATCAGCGACTTACAGAAGTATGTGATTGCTGGTAAGGATCTGGAAATACCATCTGGTTGCCCTATCCATGTGCGTGGTGCGCTAGTGTTCAATCATCTGCTCAAGCAGCATAACCTAACCAAGAACTATGAGTCTATCAAAGACGGTGAAAAGATTAAGTTCTGCTATATGAAAACACCAAACCCTATTCGCTCTAATGTTCTGAGCGTTGTGAGTTCTCTCCCGAAACAGTTTGGTGTGAGCGAGTATATTGATTATGACACACAGTTTGATAAAACGTTTCTAGATCCGTTGAAGATCATCCTAGATACAATCGGATGGAAAGCTGAACAGACATTCACACTTGAAGGGTTCTTTACATGATAGTTGGCATTACAGCATCGGCATTTGACTTACTACACGCTGGTCATATCCAAATGCTACGTGAGGCGAAAGGTCAATGCGACTACCTAATCTGTGCGCTACAGCTTGATCCATCCGAAGATCGTAAAGAAAAGAATTCCCCCATACAAACAATTGTCGAACGATACATTCAACTACAGGCTGTCAAGTATGTGGATGAGATCGTTGTGTATGCTACTGAGCAAGACTTAGAAGATATCCTTTCAATGTATCATATTGACGTTCGTATTCTTGGTGAGGAATATAAAGACAAAGACTTTACTGGTCGAGAAATTTGTAAAAAACGTAATATTGCGTTATACTTTAATAAGCGTGACCACCGATTCAGTTCGAGTGGGTTAAGAAGAAGAGTATCGGAGAGAGAAAATGGAAGCTAGACTGGAGTCGCTCCAACGACAGCACAAAGCAATACACACTCGTATTGAGGCGTTAGAAGCTGAGAAGGCACCTGATAAGTATATCAAGCCACTCAAGCAACGTAAACTTTTGTTGAAAGATGAAATCCAGAGGATCAGTAATGAACTGGATATTTGATGTAGATGGCACACTTACACCAAGTAGACGACCGATGGCTAAAGAGTTTGCGAATTGGTTCGAACACTTTGCCACACACAACGCTGTATACTTTGTAACAGGCAGTGACAGAAGTAAAACCGTTGAGCAGATTCCGACTCCTATCTACAACCTTGCGCAGAGAGTCTATCAGTGTAATGGTAATAGCATTTACGAACAGGATAGGCTGATCTATGAGACTGAATGGAAAGTTCCTGATAAAGTGTGGAAACATTTAGAGTCTTGGCTGAACCGATCAAGCTGGGGTTCTCTGACAGGAAAGCATTTCGATGAGCGTCCAGGGTTTTGTAACTTCTCTGTCCTTGGTCGTAATGCTACTCCTGCTCAACGTAAAGAGTATAACAAATGGGATATCGACCAGCATGAAAGAGTTTCTATCGCATATGAGATAAATTACTACTTCAGTGATAAATATAACATCGAAGCGGTGGTAGCAGGTGAGACTGGAATTGACATCTATCCAAAGGGATGTGACAAGTCGCAGATTCTCAAAGATTTTGATCCTCAATCAATACTATTTTTTGGAGACCGCACATCAAAGGGTGGTAACGATTATCCGCTCGCAAAAGCACTGGGCGCAAAGAAAGTATACCCAGTAGACAATTGGAGACACACATGGCAGATTTTAAGGAATTTGACTTCGGATTCACAGTTGTAACCGAAGATGAATTAGAAGTTGTACAAAAGAAAAATTTAGAAGTTGACAATTCTAATCATAAAGCGTATACTATGTATAATATGATCAAGCCATTGATCAATAACCTTCAGAAGAACCCTGAGAAGGATTACATATATTGGCCAAATCGCTTGAAGATATTAGAAGAATTTAGTGACGAACTTGATAAGGTATTACAACAATGATTATAATGGATAACTTTCTGCCAGATAACGTCTGGAGAGAGTTTTGTAAAAAGAAGCACTGGGAAGAACCACACACTTCGTTCTTCCGCTATGACACACAACCGTCTAGCTTCTTTAATCAAGTTTCCTTACAAATCTGGAAATGGTATACAAAGAAGTATAATCCATCAGGTGTTGTTGGTATTGAAACTTGGACTAATAGAACCTATAATGAAGACAGTATCCCTTTGCCTTGGCATTGTGATCGTGATGAGCAGCATTATAGAGAAACTGGAGAGAACCTACACCCAATTTGTGGAATTGTATTGTATGGTCATGAAACGCTCCCTGAAGGAGCATATCTTGAAATTGAAAGGAAACATGGTAATGAATTTATCGAACCAGTTCCTAACCGACTTATTTTATTTGATCCATCTATCCATCACCGAGTGCCTCCCATGCATGGGGGTTATCGGTATACGATGGCATCAAACTTATGGAACAGAGAACTTAAACCTTGGAGGGGTGAATGGACTTCTTAAAAAATGTAACTAAAGGATTAGATAACACGAATGTTTTGGCAGACGGTGGTAATAGTTCAGAGTATAGTGGCACGATTGATACTGGCAGTTATATACTTAATGCTGCTCTTAGCGGATCCTTATATGGAGGTGTACCGAACAATAAGATTACTGCGTTTGCAGGTGAGTCGGCGACAGGTAAAACCTTTTTTGTATTGGGCGTTCTTAAGCAATTCCTTGATGATAATCCTACAGGTGGGGTTATTTACTTTGATACTGAAGCTGCTGTAACGAAGTCTATGATGGAAACACGTGGCATTGATACGCAGCGTGTTGTGATCTCGGAACCAGCATCTATTGAAGAGTTCCGCACAAACGCTACACGTGTTCTGTCAAACTACATTGATAGCGATGAAAAGCCACCAATGATGATGGTGCTTGACTCGTTGGGTATGCTGTCATCAGCGAAAGAACTAGAAGATGTAGAGTCTGGTAAACAAGCACGTGACATGACGAAAGCTCAGTTGCTGCGTGGTACGTTCCGTGTGCTATCGCTCAAGTTGGCGAAAGCAAATGTACCTCTACTCGTAACAAACCATGTTTACGATGTCGTCGGTGCGTATGTTCCTACAAAGGAAATCAGTGGTGGTTCTGGTCTGAAGTATGCAGCATCTTCTATCGCTATGCTGGGTAAGAAGAAAGACAAAGACGGTACAGATGTCGTCGGTAACATCATTAAGGTTACGATGCATAAGTCACGCTTCACCAAAGAGCAAAGCAAGGTTGAAGTAAAGCTATCGTTTGACAAAGGTCTTGATCGCTACTATGGGCTGTTAGATCTGGCAGAGAAGTATAACGTAATCAAGAAAGTGTCTACACGGTATGAAATGCCAGATGGTCGTAAGGTGTTTGGTAAGGCTATTAACTCCAACCCAGAAGAATACTTTACAGACGATATCATGGAGCAACTAGAGGTTGCTGCCAAAGCTGAGTTTATGTATGGTGGTATGGAAGTGAGTGTTGAACAGGAAATGGCTGATGACGAAGTATAAAATATTAGACAGCCACCCAGAGGCATTTCACGATTCTCATGCGGCAATCAAGATACTAGAAGGACCACTCGAAGGGGTGGTCTATCAGTATGATACTGTATCTTTTCAGGAACAGACGCATGAAGACGGCAGCATGACTTTAAGTTTTAACACACTTGAACTAGAGAACCCCAAAAATGAAGACTTGTCTTCAGAAGAAAGTGGTACTATAATTGGGGATATACTTGTAGAAATTATTGAGGACTCTTTAAATGAGCTCGACCGAGACAGTAATACTTGAACACCTTATCTATGATGAGGTTTATGCTCGACGCACTTTACCATATATTAAATCTTCATACTTCTCTGACCCGAATGAGAAGATTATCTTCGAAGAGATCTATAACTATGTAAACAAATACAACGGACTGCCAACTAAGGAAGCTCTTATCATCGAGATAGATGGTAAGGGCAATATCAGTGATAAGCAGTTCGGTGAGATCAAAGAACGCATCTCATCTATCGAACATAACAAGGCTGATGAGAAATGGCTTGTGGATACGACTGAGAAGTGGTGTCAAGAAAAGTCACTGTATAATGCGATCATGGAGTCAATTGCGATTATTGATGGCAACTCAAAGAATGAGAAGGGGGCTATCCCCGAAATTCTATCTGAGGCTCTGTCTGTCAGCTTCGACCCATATATCGGTCACGACTTCCTTGACAACGCTGAAGAGCGGTATGACTTCTATCATAAGAAAGAGGAACGTATCCCATTCGACTTGTCCTATCTAAACGATATTACGAAGGGTGGTTTGCCAAAGAAAACTCTGAATATCGTCTTGGCTGGTACTGGTGTTGGTAAGTCATTGTTCATGTGTCACTGTGCTGCTAACAACCTGATGGAAGGTAAGAACGTTCTCTATATCACTATGGAGATGGCAGAAGAAAAGATTGCCCAACGTATTGACACTAACTTACTCAACGTTGACATTGACAGTCTGCTTGATCTTCCTCGTCCGATGTATGAGAAGAAGATTGATAGAGTAAAGAACAAAACTTCTGGTAAACTGATCATCAAAGAGTATCCTACAGCGGCTGCTCACGTTGGCCACTTCCGACATCTGATGAATGAGCTGAAGCTCAAGAAGGGGTTTGTGCCAGATATTATCTACATCGACTATCTGAACATCTGTGCTTCATCACGTGTGAAGGCTGGTGGATCGGTCAACTCGTATACTCTTGTCAAAGCAATCGCTGAAGAGATGCGTGGGCTTGCTGTTGAGTTTAACCTGCCTATCGTATCTGCTACACAAACTACTCGCTCTGGTTACGCCAGCAGTGATGTTGACTTGACTGATACTTCTGAGTCGTTTGGTTTGCCTGCAACAGCTGACTTTATGATCGCTCTTATATCGACTGAGGAACTACAGGATCTAGATCAGATTATGGTCAAGCAGTTGAAGAACCGTTATGGTGATCCGAGTTACAACAAACGGTTTGTGGTCGGCGTTGATCGTTCTAAGATGAAACTGTATGATGCTGAAGACACTGCCCAGGACGGTATTGTGGATAGCGGCAGTGTATTCGATAAGGGTGACTACTCGGAACGTGCACGTGAAGACGACAGCATGAGATGGTCAACTAAAAAACGTGGGCGTAAAGATTTTTCTGGAATAAATGTCTAAGTCATTGATTTTAAACAAATCTTTTTTTCACTTTTTTGTTGACATTTAGGATCGAATGCTCTATATTAGAGTTGTAAGTTAAAGAAAGGTATTCAAATGCTACTACCAAACGGTTCTATGATTAAACAAGACGTGATTGATTGCTTCAACGCTGCTGTATCTAATCCTGCTAACCAACATGAAGGTGGTGGCATGAATTGGAACTTCGTAGACGCTGACTTGAATATAGAGCTCGGAATGTTCTACGCTACTGAATACTTGTATGAGTGCTTTGAAGTTCTTGTTGACAACTACTTCGCATAAGGAGATATATAATGATTAATGTGAATGCTATTACTAACGTTGAATTTGCTGATGTTGATATGAGCGACTATCCTAAATTTTGTGATGCTTATATTGAATCGGCTGAATATAACGGTCGCCCTGCTACTGAAGCAGAAATCGAAGAAATGATGAGTGATGGAGAAATCTTCTATGACTTGTTAACAGGTTGGTTACACTAATGCATGATCTAGTAACATACATATTGCTAAAGGCTATTATGTATGGTGGCGTCCTGCTTCTTATAATC